AAAAAAAAAAAAAAACACCCCCCCGCCAAAAAGGGGGGGGTGTTGGTTTTTAATCACTAACATTAAACTTTTCTCCGCTTGATCTCAAGCAGCCTTTGATAGAAGAAGATTTGGCTACTATAGATATAAGGGAAGATAGAGATACTTGCGATTCCAAAGCTAATCCAGATAAGGATATACCAAGGAAGTAGCTGTAAATCAAGGACAAAGCGTTGGAACTTATAGCCTTTCATGAGAAAGCGGCTGGTATGCAGCACGCGGCTAGGTTTGGCAATTCCGATTGCAAGGGTGTCACATAAAAGTAGTTCAACTTGGGAATAGGCATAATATTGTGGCAGATAGATAATGGTTCCCAAAATCATTACTAGGACGCTACCAAAGAAATAGAGGGCGAAAGTCAGTAGGAAGTGTTCGATATCTGAATTGGTGACGTCGACAGATGGAAATTCGGGATGACGTTCCACAAATTTACGAGCCATGGCACTGCTATAAAAGAGCAAATAGACTCCAAAAAGATTAGGGATGCTCCATAAAAAGAGGTAGAAACGCTTGAGTAAGAGCGTTAGAAATGTCTGGGTAAAGAAGCGGTTGTCAAGCAAGGACAGACTATCTTTAAAGGAAAGCTCTATCTCAGAAATTCTGTAAAGATTAATCGTGGTAAAGAGGGCACCAGCTAGGATGATGGAACTTGTAAATCCAACGGCTATCGGAAAGAGAGCAGACTGGATTGTAATCCCTAGAAAACTCAAGAAGGACTGTTCAAGAATGCCTTCATCAAGTAGGGATAAAGGTCTGATAAAGCTCGATAGAATAAAGAGAATACTTGGTAATAAAAAGACAAGCAGCAAGCGAGGATGCTCGGCTTGAAATTGTCTAGCCTGCTCGCGAACTTCTTTTAAATTAATTTTTGGGTACTTCATTCTTTCATTATACCATAAATAGTACACAGCTTGCTAATCCTTTGAAACCAGTGGACTTCTAGCGGGTTAAGTGAAAGTGAATACGAGATTGAATACGACTTACTTTTAGCTGGAGCGGATGAAATCCATGAACTGGTCAACGACTTCAACACGTTGATTATCATTGATGTGGGTATACATATCAAGGGTGATTTGAACATTATTGTGACCAAGTCTATCTGAAATGATTTTCGCTGTAACACCAGCTTCAAATAGAAGAGAAGCATGTGTATGCCTAAATCCGTGAGGCGAAATTTTTTTAAGCTTATTATGTTTACGAAAGAATCTGCTAAGCTTCACTTTCATAGTCGCAGCCAAAAGCCATCCACCGCTATTATTTGTAAAGATATAATTCGAATCATGTTTGTAAGGCACACCAGCCTGAAAATATTCTTTTATTTGCTGTCGTTTCCAGAGTTTCAGTACATTCAGAGTTTCATCATCTAAGGCGATAACTCTCTTACTCCTTTTGGTTTTAGGATCCTGAACAGTTTGTTTTTTACCAATCACGACAGCCGTGCGAGAAATGTTTAACCGTTTATTTTCAAAGTCAACATCTGACCACATGAGACCGATAGCTTCTCCAGTTCTCAAGCCAGAAAAGGCGAGTAAGTGGAAAAAAGCGTAGTCTACAGGCTTAAAATTTGCTTTGGAAACTTTAAGAAAATCCGTCAGCTCCTGTTTTGTATAGTGGTTCTCTTTGGCTTTTAAGGGTTTATTTTTAGGCTTGATAATCTTGTCTAAGGGATTTGACTTAATGATGTCAAGAGAAGTGGCATACTTGAAAATACGGCTGATAACAGAGTAGTAATTGGAATAGAGGACATAGCGATTGCTTAACTTTATAGCAACCTTCTGACAATAAGCGACACTGATCTGCTTAATCTTCATATCTGTGAAATATGAGTCAATCATAACATCAAGTTTCTTCTTAGTGTTCTGATAAGTTGTTGGTTTTACAGTGCTCTTGTAGCTTTCAAGCCATAGCTCAGCAACTTCAGCGAATGTAGGGTTCTGGGAATCTTTATTGTTTGAAAAACCATTTTCTTCAACATCTAAGAGAAGATCACGTTCGACTGCCTTGGCCTCTTTGATGGTTTTAAAACCACGGCGTGTTGTGCGTTTTTCTTTTCCAGTTGCAGGGTCTATGCCCAGGTATGTTTGAAAGAGGTATCTAGTCTCTCCTTTTTTTGTAATGTATTTTTTTATCATAAAATGTCCTTTCTTTTCGATTGCTTGCCCGCATAGTTGAAAAGGTGTAGAACTTATGATAAACTATAGTTGTATTTTTTTATCATCTTTTCCATTGCTTGTCACATGGAAAGTTGAAGCCTCACACTCAAAGATGGCCGTCGGAGAGTGTGGGGATTTTTTTATTTCTTGTTAATTATTCCTCAAGCAATCTTATAAAATCATTTTCTGTCATGATTTCAATATCTTGACCTTTTTCTAACAATGTTTGTGCTTTTTTCATTTTACTACTTAACCCATCTGTGCCGACTACTCTCCAATCTTGTTCTCCTACAACTAAGATATTAGTGTGTTTGGTCACCCCTTTTTCAGGAATGCCACCAACTAACGCAGCAGCTTTGTTAGCTTCTTTTCTAGTCATTCGCTCTAGTTTCCCAGTAAAGCAAAAGTATAAACCGTAAAAGTAATGATCTGGATCCATTGCTGCTTTTTCTTCTTCTGTTGGCTGATAGATAAGGTTTTCCTTGTATTGATAACTTTTTTTCCTTTTAAATCCATACTGACCAAGCAAGCCAGTTTTATTGTATCTAAATTCTTTTAAAAAATCGTTGAGGTCGGAAAATGAATTAGTAGATAGTAGATATTCTAAAATCAATCCGCTTGCTCGTGCATCTGATAAAGCGTTGTGGTGGTCTAGCTCAATATTCAAATTTTTAGCCAGTCTTTTTAGTTTGTAATTCAATTGTCCAGGGAGAGCGACCTTGGCTAATCGATATGAACAAATGTATTCTATGTTATCAAAATCCAGTTCGTATTTTTGGTATACATCCTTAAGAGCTCCCATATCGAACTGTGCAAAGTGGGCTACAACTATATCAGAACCAATAAAATCAACAATGGACTTCCTTACTTCTGGGAATGTAGGTGAATCAAGAACATCTTCAGGAGTAATGCCATGGATGAAAATATTGAAATCATCAAACTCTTCTTCTGGATTTATTAAAGTGTAAAAAGTATCAACAATATTTCCATCTTTAAATTTTACTAATCCGATAGAACAAACACTACCGCGAAAGTCATTCGCGGTTTCAACATCTAAAGCAACATATGAGTAAGACATATAAGTTTCCTTTCATTCCAACAATGCTAAGCATTCCTCTTTAACCATGATCTCACTTGTCATGGTTTTTAGATTGTAATATTTAAGTAATCAAACTCTGTAGGGACGTCAAGGCTCTTCAGAGCGTCTTAATAGAATCTTTTGTTATTCGGATTCTTTCGATAAGTGTTGTTGAATAATTAAGGCTACGTTGGCTTTTTCTTCTTCGGTCATAGGAGGTTCGTTTGGATCGTCTACCGAAAATTCGATAGCATGCCACTTATCATTGACTCTAATCCACTCTCTTCGTCTATGACATTTGCAGTCTAGGTTGTGTTTAATCACTTCCATTGGTCTGCTTTCACTACTCATATTATCCCTCTCTATACAAATCCACGACTTCACCGATAATTCGGAAGTCTGTGTCTGGTGTGATTGGCATGTCCTTGTATGCTGGATTTAGGCTATGTAAGTATGCTTGTTCTTTGTCAATGACAAGCTGCTTGATATAAGCATCACCGTTGTAGTTAAACACTCCGATAACACCATCATTTAAGTCCACGCTGGTCTGAATGAATACCAGGTCGCCGTCGTGATAGTCAGGTTCCATGGAGTCCCCTTTAATGGGGATGACAAAATCGGCATCGATATCTACTGGCAACTCAATCCGTTCCACTCGTACATCGTTCAAGTACTGGCCTGTACCTGCAGAAGCTGGGTGGTCGTAGTAGTCGTAACTATAGAGCTGAATAGCTTCCGATACTTCGTTTTCCTGCTCGTTCAGTTGCATCTTTGCATAATTCAGGACTTTTACTTGTCTTGGAGGGTTTAGTTCATCGTAGATTGACTGGATTTGGGAAACATTAGAAGAGGAGTCGTTTTGAATTGGAGGGAAAAGGTCGTCAATCGAAATGTTAAAAGCATTTGCTAAGTCAAACATTGTATCCTTTTTAGGCGATCTAAAACCTTTCTCATAATTACCGATAGCATTTTTACTTATCCCTATCTTAGCCCCTAATTCTTGTTGAGTCCAACCATTTTGAAGCCTATATCGCTTTATATTTTCGCCTATTACAATGGCAATTTCTTCTTTATTCATGATGGAATCCTTTTTATTTTTCTATAAGTAAAGTATAACACAAAACCCACGAAAAGAAAACTTTTTTTACTTTTTCGTAAAAAAAGTATTGACAAGCCCACGAAACGTGTGCTATAATTAAATCAAGCTTAAGGAAATAACAAAAACACACCGGAGGGAAACACCATGAACACAGGACTTACAACACAAGAACAAATCGCACTAGCAAAAGAAATCTTACAAGTTAAGAATCGCAGAGAACGCTCATTGAAACTTGGAGAAATCCTAGATCGTGAAAAGCTATCATCAGATGATATGTACGAATTGTATAACACACTATTGACAGCAATCAGAGTTTACGGTGACGTCATCGGATTTGATGACAAGGACTTTCAAGAAATGGCTCTTACAATCTTGGTTCTTGAAAAGGTTGAAGAAGTGAAAGAAACTAGGGTAGCGTAGAGGGGTGCGATTCCCCTCCTAGTTATTGCTCATAGAGCGAAAAAAGAGAAAGGAGTAGAAAAATGAGACCAAGACGATATCCGTATAGCGGGAAAAGAAAAAGCCTTGAAAGAGAACCTGTAAACAGCGTTGACATCAAGGCAGGTACTATTAAGTTAGATAGTTCAAGTATAACCTTTAGTAGCAGTAAGATTACTATTAAAGGTCAGTCCATTACTAGTGTGTAAGTTTCGTCTGGGCTGATGCATTGGAAATCAGCTTGGATGAATTTAGATAAGGAGGTAGGAACGTGCAAATTTATTTGTATCAACTAAGAAAAGAAAAAGGTATTACACAGAAAGAATTAGCTCAAAAGCTTGGAATTTCTGAAACAGCATATCGTCAGAAAGAGAAGGGACAACGTGCTTTTAAATCAGATGAAATGTTTATCATCGCCGATATTTTAGGAAAAGATATTGGCGAAATTTTTTCCGATTCAAGACCACGAAACGTGGTTATTTAAAACCTAAAAAAGCACCTGACGGAAATCAGGCGAATACTAAAATAATTAAAACCATTATATCACAAAAATGCTTGCCCGCATAGTTGAGAGGATGTAAAAAATGGAAGGTATAACATTACAATTACGATTGGACGGCGAAAGTGCTGAACTGTTCACGAATCAATTATTGGCCTTTGCTGAAAAGCAGGTCAAGGAGCAGTTAGAGAATGATCGTATGCCAATCAATCAACAAGCTTTGATGAAGAAGTTCGGCTTTACGCATGGATATGTGAAGCAGTTAGAACGCAAAGGATTAAGATTTCGTAAGCAGGGGAAAGATACTATGTACGATGTCAATGATGTTTATGAGATTTTGGAATTAGAAAAAGAAGTACGAAAATTAAGAGCGTAAGGAGAACAAAATGACAGAACCAACTGCATCAAGCCAATTGCTTGGCTTACTAGTTATTTTTATCGGGTTCTTTATCCTGATGATATTTACAGCTAAAAATGAAAAATCGGATGAGCAAAATGTAGTGATCATCATCGAAGAAACTGAGGATTTTAGAGAAGTTGCCCGAAGAAACTTGAAAAATAGCGATAGGAAATCAACCTACGATACCCAGCCACCTACAGGGCTGGCTTCATCGATTGAGGACGTACCACAAGTTTTTAGAGCATGCATCGAAGATTATGACAGGCTCGCTAGCGACTATCAGGAAGAAGCAGGTAATAATGATTTTCTAAGAAAGCAAAATGCAGGCCTCTTAGAAGAAAATGGGCGTTTGCTTTATCAGGAAATGACTATGAATTTCCGTCAGAATCCAAGAAAATGGAGGGCAAAGACATGAGTGTTAGTCGTGAAATGAGTGAGATGGAAATCCGTGTGTTAAACATGATCATGTATTGCGCGACTTTCGACCTGCCCATTCAAGCAAGTGAAATTCGTATCGAAACTGGACTCTCAAAGCGTAGGCTAGAAGAGGTCATTGAGAGTCTGCGTGTGAATTTTGGTCATCCTATCGTAGCTAAGAAGATGAAGCCGAACGGCTATTACTTGCCACGAAGCAAGGAAGAGCGACAAGCTGGTCTAGCTCCTTACCGTAGACAAATCTTAACAGAGCAGAAGAATCTTGCTGCTGTTATGAATATTGACTTAGAAAGCTACTGGAGGAAGAGTGTATGAGTGAAGATTTTAGAATACTACCTCATGATCTAGTTGCAGAGCAGTCGGTTCTGGGTGCTGTTTTTATCTCACCGGAAACGATGATATCACTTGCAGATGAATTGACTCCTGATGATTTTTACAAGCCGGCTAACAAGATTGTATTTAAGACCATGTTGTCATTGCTTGAAAAGGGTGAGCCAATCGATGCCACCACTATGGTGTCAGCTCTTACCAATCAGGGTGATATCTCAAATATTGGGGGCATGACATATGTTGTAGAGTTGGTAAATTCAACACCAACTTCAAAAAATGTGGAGCATTATGCCAAACTGGTTAAAGAAAAGGCTATGCTTCGAAAGGTAATCGATGACTTGTCAGAGTCTCTTTCTAGCGCATATCGAGGAGATGTATCGATTGGTGACATCATTGCTAAAACTGAAAAGTCTATGCTGGATATCAGTAATCAAAATACAGGGACAGGATTTCGTAATGTGGCCGATATCCTTGATACACATATGCAGATAGTCGAGACTCGCTCACAGACAGATGGATTCGTGACTGGTCTATCTACTGGCTTTGTCGGATTGGATAAGATTACAACAGGCCTTCATGAAGGAAATCTTATCATCCTTGCTGCTCGTCCCGCTATGGGCAAGACGGCGCTAGCATTGAACATTGCAAAACATGTAGCTACGGTTGAAAGAAAGCCTGCCGTCATCTTCTCGCTTGAAATGGGAGCAGAGGAATTGATTGAGCGTATGGTGGCATCGGAGGGAATGGTTCCAGGTTATCATTTGAAGACTGGGAATTTAAGTACAGATGAATGGAAAAGACTTGTACATGCGCAAAGCAATCTCTATGATGTGCCTATTTTCGTGGATGATACGGCTGGGATTCGGATTTCAGAGATACGGTCAAAGGCTCGAAAGCTTTCTCAAGAAATGGGCGGTCTGGGCATTATCATCATTGACTACTTGCAGTTGATTACTGGTTCAAAGAGGGAGAATCGTCAGCAGATTGTTTCTGAAATTTCAAGGGAATTGAAGATACTAGCAAAGGATTTGAGGGTTCCTGTCATAGCCTTATCGCAGTTGAGTCGGTCGGTTGAGCAGAGACAGGACAAGCGTCCAATGCTATCAGATTTGCGAGAATCTGGTTCGATTGAGCAAGATGCAGACATTGTAGCTTTCTTGTATCGTGATGCCTACTACCAAAAGGAACATGCAGACAGTCAAGAAGCGAATAACGTGACCGAGCTGATCCTGGAAAAGAATCGGCATGGCAGCCTAGGAACAGTGAAGTTGTATTTTCATAAGGAATACACAAAATTTTCAAGTGTGGAGGAGGTATAACCATGATTAAAAAAAGCGAAGTCACTGGCTTCTTATCTTTTTTCAAATTTCCAAAGCCATTTATCTATGATGAGAAATATAAGACATTGAGCAATAACGCTAAAATGCTCTATATGCTTCTGTTTGATAGGTTAGAACTATCTTTAAAAAATGGCTGGCATGATAAAGAAGGGAACGTCTTCCAGTATTACACAAATGAACAGTTGATGATTGACTTAAATTGCAATAGCAACAAGACGATTATCAAAATCAAAAAGGAGTTGAAAGATGCTGGTCTAATGACGGAAGTAAGACAAGGGATGAACTTACCAAACCGCATTTATCTTGATGCTCTTAACGGAAGTGTAGAAAGTACATTTCAGGAAGTGCAAAAAGTACACCTTGGAAGTGTAGAAAATACACTTTCGGAAGTGCAAAAAGTACACACAATCAAGACTGAGAATACTAAGACTGAGAATAACAATAATAAATTGTTGATTTGTAAGGAAGTTATTTCTTATCTCAATTTGAAAGCTAAGAAGAATTTTAAGGTTGATACTGCTAGCCATCATAAATTTATCAAGGCAAGGCTGAAAGAAGGTTATGTCCTTGAAGATTTTAAAAAGGTTGTTGACATTATGGTCGCTAAGTGGAAAGGTACAGAGTATGAACAGTATCTTCAACCACAAACGCTTTTTGGCAATAAGATGGACAATTATCTGAATCAACCTATGCCACAAAAAGTTCACTCTTTTCAATCAGCAGTTGATGAAAGGCTAGGATTTTAGATGAAACAGTTTAAACAATTTAGAACTAGAACAGTTCTTGATGACGTCTGTGAAATCCATGGATGCCATCTTTGGTCCGTTAAGATTCCTATCAAGGGAAAGGTTGAGGAAATCAGTCAATGTCCTGAATGCGAGAAAGAGAACATTCGTCTCTTTGAAAAGCAGTTGAATATGGAATCTGAAGTTAAAAGCAAGCTTTCGGACACTTATGAGGTCTTTGCTCGCGATAGTATCGTTTCAACTAAGCTGGCCAGCAAGTCACTACATGACTATGAGATTCAGGTTGATATTGATGAAAAGGCTATGAATTTTGTAAAGCGATTGGAACGTGAGTATGCCAAAGGTACGGTTGGAAATGCCATCATCACAGGACCTTCTGGTGTTGGTAAGAGTCATCTGACCTATGGATTAGCTCGGTTTCTCAATGAGCAGTTCAAGTCTTATGATGAACCTAAAAGCGTGCTCTTTGTGTCAGTCGTTACTTTATTTGATAAGATTCGTGAAAGCTTTGAGTTTGACAATGGATTTTCAGAAGCGAAGATGGTCAAGCTATTGTCTGAGGTTGATTTTCTTTTCTTGGACGATCTTGGGAAAGAGAGTCGAAAGGCCGACACGAAGCGGAATGAGTGGGCGCATCAGATATTGTTCAAGATTCTGGATAATCGGACGAATACGATTATCAACACGAATCTGTCTAGTGAAGAGATTAAAGAACTTTACTCGGACGATTTCGGGAATGGTGCTTTATCAAGTCGTATCTTTGAGGGAGCAACTGGCAGATGCTTTGTGTATCCGTCTGGGATGAAGGACAGGAGGTATTGATTATCAAAAAAATGGTAGTCTGGGCACTTTTTGATAGTGGGAATGGTTCTTACTTCAAGGGTGCTAACTCTCTGAATAGTTCGGGGGGGGCGAATATTGAAATCTATTCAATCGGAATGGATATAGAAAACAAGAACAATCATTTTACAAATCTGGACCTTGCTGATTACAAACGTTTATTTGGAGATAACACGCTCTTTGACGTGTTAGACAAATTACCAAAACCTGATCTTATAATAGCTAGTCCACCATGTGAGAGTTGGTCAAATGCTTCTGCAATGGAAAATGGGAATGCGTGTTGGAAACGCAATGATGTGTCTGATAGCTTGTTTGCTCCACAAGTAAGACCTTCACCGTTCACGATCAGGGCAAATCAGGATTACGAGTCAGCCTATATAAATTATCAGTACGACAGGCAATTTTTAAAAAGGGTCAATGGCGAGCTAACAGCTTTCAACACAATAGAAATCATAAAAAGATATAGACCACAATTTTGGGTTATTGAGAATCCAGCTGCTGACAGACTGTGGCCTTACATTGAGGACATTATTGGATTCAGAATTCCATACAAAAACCTAGCTAGATACAATAATTATGATTATCCTTTACAAAAACGGACAATTTTTGGAAGTAATATTGAACTTAATCTTAAAAATAAAATTATTAAGCAGGACATAGAGTGGAAGAATTTCTCAAAATCATACAACGAGAGATCTAATATACCTGAAAAATTGGTGTCAGAAATATTCAAAAAAATTTACGAGGAGTTTAGTAAATATGATTGAACTATATTTCGTCTACAATGGACACTGCAAGTTTTACCTTGGAAGTTTCAACAATGTAGATGAACTTATCGAACGGATGAAAGACCATCAGTGGGCTTTCTCAGGTATTACCAGACCAAAATTCAAGAAACACATCGGTAAAGACGATGTGAGGTTTGATTATGGTGCGATAGATTGCTATTACTTAGCAACAAAATCAACGTGCCGCGAACCACGTTAAAAGCGAGCTAGAATATGCGTCAGACTTGGACGAATGACGTATAAAGAATTTGCTAGCTCTTGTGTCTTTGAGCCATGAGGTGCAAGAGCTGGATTTTTAAATAAGTTGGAGTTAGTGAAGATGAAGCTTGAAGACTTAAACAAAGCTAGACATATCATTCATTTGATTAAAGAGTACAAATATTTCTTAGATGTTAAACGTAAGTGCTGGCATGAGCTTAGTATTACAAAGAAAGAGACTAATTATATTCTTAAAACGGCTTATGGATTTCTTTCAAAAGAAATCAAAGCAGATGAGATATTGTCTAGTCTAATCACAGAAACCATCCAGAATCGAATCGAAATGCTAAAGCAAGAACTTGTTGAATTAGGGGTAGAAATGGAGGAGGTAGAAGAATGAATAAGCAGGAATTGATCAAAAAGTACAAAAGACTTGAAGGTGTATGGGATGCTCCAGGAGCAGAAATAGCCCGTCAAATTTTTCTACAAGACTTGGAACAACTAGACGAACCGCAGAAACCAGTAGTACCGCAGTTTGTGGCGGATTTTATCTCAGAACAGAAAAAACAGGGGCATACATTGTCTTACTCAATAGACGCAAGTATGTCTGACAGAGTTGCAGAATGGTATTGGGACAACTCAGAACTCTTCGCTCGAGCGTGGCTTGACGGCTACGAGGTCGAGAAAGAGAAGCGGTATACAGTAGTGATGAAGGGAACAAAACAACCGCTATTTTATAATAATCTGCACGAGAGACTATTTTTTTCTTTAGGTGAATTAGCTACTCGTTTTACACGCAAACAGATTGAAGATGCCGGTTTGGGCGAAGTGTTCAACAGTCCATTGTTTGAAGTTGAGGAGGTGGAAGAATGAACCGACTGAAAAAAGATTTTATTCTAGCTATCAATAATTTAAAAATTGATATCATAAACAATTCAGATAAGCTATACAGCTATGAGCTAGGAGATATCAAGAACCATGCAAGGGATTTATATGAGAGTCTTGTATGGTTGCAGTATGCGAAGGAAGAGGTGGAGTGATGAAAGATTTGATGTTTTGGGGGATGATTGTCGTTTCATTATTAGTGATTGGCATGTCTATTTATATCTTGATTGCGCAAGCCTATCTTAATAAGCTATTGATGGATAAATTCAATGACCAAAAGAGGGAATTGAGAAGAGCTTTCGGATGGGAAGAATACAACTGGGCTGAAAATTTCGGAGAATACGCACGAAAAGTCGATAAACTTATTAAGTTTAAAGAAGAAATCGAACGGCTCGAAGTTATTAAAAAAGCAATCGAGGTACAAAAGTTATCAGACCTGAACCGCAGAAAAGAACAGGTTGAACAGGAAATTAAGAAGTTGGAGGAAAAATAATGACACGACCAAACAGATACCCATATACACGAAGTCAGTGGGGCGAAGAAATCACAATAGCTCATATGAGCGATAACACGACCTTTAAGTTAAGAGTTGAGCGAAATGAAATTACGGGAGAAACCAGGGAATGAAACGCTTTTTAATTGGCTATGCCTTGCTTACAACTTGCTTGCTATTCATGCAACGTGAAGCACAAAAACCCTTGCTAGTGTATCATGCTGATAGTAAGTATCAGATAACCGGTAAGGTGGAAGCTAAGAAGAAAATCGGAAAGCTGTTCACTATCACGGTAAACGGGAACGTGTTCGTGGTTAGTGAAGAACGATATAAAAATATTGAAATTGGGGAAGAGGTAAAATTATGAAATACAAAACAAAAATCAATGGAAAAGAAATCGAATACGGTGCACTAGTTGAAAAATCACATTTTTCAGACGAAGAATGGTCTGCTATTTATGCAGAGATTGCAGAAGAAAATTACCCAGAAATTTTTGAAAAAAGAAAATCGGATACTGCATTTATTGACACGCTTGGTGCTTTGACTTCACTAGAAGAACGATATGAAGCATTACTAGAGCTACTGCCACAAGATCAATTCTCTCGCGCTGGCACTCATCCAAAATGGGTAGCTGATGCAGTAGCAGAAAACACTCTGAACAAAGTGGATACACAATACGATGTGTCTGATTTAATCGAACGATGCGAAACTCTAGAGGAATTGAAGAGTGAGCTGACAGAGTATTTTGATTTGGAAGAAATGTAGGAGATGAGGTAGAAATTTAATGGATGATGTTTTACAAGCACTTGCAAAGATGCTAAATATGACAACGGACGAAGTGAGTTCTTTGTTATCGACTTTCAAAGGAAATGCACCACAGATTTATGAAATGCTTGTTAAAGAAAAGATGTTTTATGATATCTTCGGTCTTTTTCAAATAATTTCAATTGCAATATTTAGTGCTTCCATAGTGGTTTTAGTGTTTTCAATTGTCACATATTTTGCATATGATGGCGGCATCGTTTTTAGCTACGAATATGGAAGTAAAACCGAGGAAGAAATTAAATTAGAACGCATTGAACGGAAAAGAAAGGATTTTAAACTACCAATAAAAATTAGTTTCATTTCATCGAGCGCAAGCTTGATAACATTAGTTGTTGCAATTGTTTTAAAAATAACTCTTGCACCAAATTATATGTTCATTGTGAATGAAATTTTACCAAGACTAACGAAAAGATAGGAGTTATTATGAACACACTAGAGAATGTTAAACAATGGTTTATTAATCGTGACTTAGAAAACGGTGGACGATTAGACAAGCAATCACTAAAGCTTAGTGAAGAATTTGGAGAGCTATGCGCTGGGTATCTCAAGAAGAATGAACAAGTGACCAAGGATAGTATCGGAGATTGTGCAGTCGTGATTGTCGGATTAGGACTACTAATTGGTGAAGATGTCAATCAGATTTTTAAAGAGTCTGATAATATCCGAAAAAAAGATGTGATGGAAAGCTTCATCTCAATCAATGCAAATATTAGTGAGTTTCAACTATCTCAAGGATTTGCAAGTAAGGAAATGTGCAGACACAATCTAGTGCGCTGTATTGGTTATCTAAAAAATCTTGGTTATGATTTTGATGAATGTTTTGAACTAGCATACCAGGAAATCAAAGACCGTAAAGGTCGCTGGATTGATGGCAGTTTTGTCAAAGAGGAGGATTTGTCAGATGACTCCAAGATTTAGAGCATGGGATAAACATAACCAAAATATGTTTGCTAATGATGAATTGATTATTTGGAATAACAATGTTTATGCTAACGATAGCAAAAAACTTTCATTCAATTACTTAAAAGGCTGGTCGATTGATGAAGAATACCTTATGCAATCAACAGGCTTGTTTGATGAAAATGGGGTAGAAATCTTTGAGGGGGATATAGTACAATTTGAAGATTATTATGAAGTGTCCGATTCCCTGTATATAAACAAAGGTATTATAGAATGGTGTCAAGGCGGCTTTCATGTTACCAATAGAGACTCTGTATTAATGGAAGATTTGCTTGATGGAGACTCATTAGATGTTACAATCATCGGCAACATCTACGAAAACAAGGAGTTACTAGATGCCTGACGTAGAGTGGATTATGGAGAATTGCCACATGATGCGTGATAATGGTGTTTGGGGTGGAGAGAAGCAAATCTCCTACGCTAGTCCAGATGGAGAATACACGTATTACATAAACAAGCGCAAGGATGGCACTTATTATTTACATGGATCATGCAAGCATTATGGAAGAAATTGAGGTGAGATTATGATACCAAAATTTAGAGCGTATGACAGTGGCTCATTAAGTCACATGTACCAACCAGACGAAGTGATGGTCTGTGATGGGAAAATTTGGATACAGGATGAAGATTCTGAGGATAACGAATGGATTGTAAATAATGACCTTAACCTCATGCAATCAACAGGACTTTGTGACAAGGAAGGTACAGAAGTTTTTGAAGGTGATATCTTACATCATCAGATACAGACAGAATATACCTTTATTGTCAAATATGACAAAGACAAAGGGCGCTGGTATGGTGACGGTCTAAGTCGTACCTATCGGATTGACATCGCAAAGAGATTCCTACCGTATTATTACAAAGTCATTGGGAACATCTACGAAAATAAAAATTTGCTGGAGGTTGAGAATGAGGATTAAAACATCAAACGGAGCAATCATCAACGTCAACAACATGAAACGAAGCATCACAATCGAAGGAATCGAGCTCGGCTCAGATTGTCAAGCTTTAGTATCTAAACATCAAGATGGTACAGGTACGATCACTTTAGTCTTTGATGGAAAGATTGTATAAAGGGAGGTTCAATATGAGACTAAGGTTGAAAGAGTTCAGACAAGACATGGCTTTATCAGTAGCGCAAATGTCAAAAAAAACTGGAATCTCAGCTAACACATTACATTTATATGAACGTGGAAGCTATCCATCTATTAAACAAATTGAAACCATCGCAAAGACCTATGACATCAACCCAGCATGGTTGTTAGGATGGACTGAAGACGAAAGGCTTCCTGAAATCAAAATTGTTGAAAAAGTGATCTACAAAGAGAGTCCAACAGCAAGACTGCCAGATTATCACAATAACAATAACGATGGCAAAATTATCAAATGGGTTAAATCCAAAAGATACATGGGAGGTAAGGTTTGGTCAAAAAGAACTTAACAAAAGCACGAAGGGATTATCTCGAGTTTGAACTAGATGATAAATATTTAAAGATTGACAAACTTATTGGCCAACGTAGGCATGAGCTAGAACGTTTGTACGAAGTTAAGCATCTTACTGTTCCTGGAATTGATGATACTGGAGCAAGTGTCAGTGGGACATTCGTCAACAGGTCGGAGAATCTAGCGGTTGCTTATGCAAGCGATCCTATGATTTTAAGATTAGAAAATCTCCAAAACGCTATTTCCCAATTACTAGAGTATCTAGAACCAGATGACAAAAAAATCTTTTATCTTCGCTGGGGAGAACATACTGGATATGACTGGATTCAAGTTTGGCACATCATGGAGAACGGAGAAACTGGGTACTTGTATAGACACAGCAAGCAAATTTACAGAAGACGCGAGGTCATTCTTGATACACTTTCAAATTTACTCTTTATGTAAAGTTGTCAAAAAAACATATAGCATTGACAAAAAGAATATGATAGATTGATACTATCCAAAGCACTGAGAAAATCTTAGTGCTTTATTATTTTGTGAAAGGAGAAAAGAACTATGAATATTGTTGAACCGTTAAGAGATAAGGATGATATCCAATCCATGAAGGACTATCTATCATCTTGGAACGAAAAGTATTACATGTTATTTCTTTTAGGAATCAATACAGGTTTTCGAGTTGGGGATATTCTCAAACTAAAGGTTAAAGATGTTCAAGGTTGGCACATTAAAGTTAGGGAGCAAAAGACAGGTAAATACAAGAGCATCAAAATGACAAGACCGCTCAAGAATGAATTGAGGGAATTTGTCAAAGATAAAGAACCACATGAGTATCTATTTCAGAGTCGTGTTGGAAAGAACAAGGCACTTAGCTATAAGACGGTTTACTGGTTTCTTAAAAGAGCTGCTGAAGACTTAGGCATTGACAATGTCGGTACTCATACTATGCGAAAAACATTTGGCTATCATTACTACAAGAAGTACAAGAACGTTGCAGACTTGATGTCATTATTCAATCATTCAAGTCCAGCAGTTACACTAATTTATATTTGTGTAAGGCAAGATGAACTTGATACCAAGATGAGTAATTTTAGCCTCTAATATTTTTTTGTTTTTTTCAACTATCTATAACGAGGGAGTTTCTAGTTTAAATTTTTAAAAGAGCCTGAGGTATTGCCAATACTAGTTTTTGGATGTGAAACAAAATTGGATAAAATATAAGATATAACTAATTCAACAGGGATATTTTACATAAATTCAAAACTCAAAAATAAATCTTGTCAAAAAAAGATATAGAATTGACAAAATGAATCTGATATATTTGTATCATGAAAAAAATCCAGAAGTTGAAGGTACTGCATAGGCGATGGCTTATTTTAAAAATCCTAAACACTCTGACTGGTTTAGAACTTGGCAGATTAAATTCTACAACTCAAAACCTTGGAGAACTCTGAGAAATAGAATCAGAAAAACAAAGCGTATGCGCTGCGATATGTGTGGACGTTTAATTCATGGCAAGAGCATTGTCGATCATATCATAGAGATAGATGAAACTAATTATCAAGATGAGTCTATTACTCTCAACGAAGATAATCTACAGTTACTTTGTCTCGAGTGTCATAATACAAAAACATTTCAAAGCAAAATAAATTTAAATTTAGAAAATCGGAATATTAATTTATTTTGATTTTTTTATTATTTTGATTTTTTGATTTTTATCAGATCCCCCCTATTTTAAATTTTCACACACCTAAAATAATAACGGTGTCAATCCTCTTATATACCTCTCCCCCAAAAATGACGAAAATTGATACAAGAAAGGAGCATGATTTTGAAAATCAATGAAGTTTTAGAAAAGCTAGGAATAAGTCGTGCTACCCTAACCAGGTATCGAAAAAAGCTAGGCATATTTGAAGAAACTCGGTCGAATATCACAAAAAGTCAGTTCAAAGAGTTAGAAAAACTGGCAAATCAACGACAAAAGTATACAAGAGAAGAACGTGTTGAACTATCTCGTAAGACTTTCAAGTTGATTCCAAAAGAAAAAATGCTTGAAATCAATGACAATGATTCAGTAGGTTTGAAAAATCTTAAAACTCAATACAATCATAATCAAAAAGTGATTGAAAACTTCCAACTAGAAATCAATAAAGTCATCAATGATGGCGAGTTACCTGATAAGTATTTACTTGATGGAATGGAAAAGTATCAAAAGCTAAACATGCAGATTATGTCAACGATTGAAAAGCAAAGTCCACAGGGTGATAGCCTCAAAGAAATGATTCAGGAGAAGTTGGCTCGATATGGTTGAGATGAAATATTTTGATAAATATGCTCAGCTAGTCTACTCAGGGAAGATTCGTGTTTGTGAACTTACGATGAAGTCGATTAAACGAGTGGAGAGGTACAAGGAGCAATACATCTTCAAACAAGAAGAAGCTGATAAACGGATTGAGTTCATTGAGGAAGAGTGCAGCAACACTAAAGGTCTTGCTGGTAAGTTACGTTTGGCTTTACCTCAGAAGGTTTGGCTAGAAACAACGTGGGGTTTTTATCATACAGTTGAAGTTACAAAAACAGATCCCGATACACTTGAAGAATATAAAGATTTTGAAGAAAGGCGCCTCATTCATGAGGTGCCTATTATTGTACCTCGTGGTACAGGAAAAACCACCCTTGGTTCTGCCATTGGTGAGGTTGGTCAAATCATTGATGGTGAGTGGGGCGCTGATATTCAGCTTTTAGCTTACAGTCGTGAACAGGCTGGCTATCTGTTTAATGCTTCTAGAGCTATGTTGTCGAATGAAGATAGCTTGCTTCACTATATGCGTGAAGCTGACATATTACGGTCAACTAAACAAGGAATCTTGTACGAGACAACTAACAGTCTTATGTCAATCAAGACTTCTGACTATGAAAGCCTTGATGGTACTAATGCACACTACAATATCTTTGATGAAGTGCATACTTATGATGATGACTTCATCAAGGTTGTGAATGATGGTTCGAGTCGTAAGCGAAAAAATTGGATAACATGGTACATCACCACGAATGGGACGAAACGAGACAAGCTTTTTGATAAGTATTACAACATCTGGGTAGATATTCTTGATGAAAAGATTGTCAATGATTCGGTCATGCCGTGGATTTATCAACTGGATGATATTTCTGAAATTCACAATCCAGATATGTGGCAGAAAGCTATGCCTTTACTCGGTATAACGACTGAGAAGGAGACGATTGCCAAGGATATCGAAATGAGCAAGAATGATCCAGCACAACAGGCTGAGCTGATGGCTAAAACATTTAATCTCCCTGTTAATAACTATCTTGCTTACTTCAGTAATGAGGAGTGTAAGGGTTGGTCAGATAAGTTTGATAAGAGTTTGTTTGTCGGAAATGAGGAACGGAGTGCTCGCTGTGTACTTGGTGTTGACTTGTCGGATGTAAATGATATTTGTTCGGTCTCATTTATGGTCGTGCGTGGCGAAGAGCGTCAGTATTTGAACAAGAAGTTCATGCCACGTCATACGATTGAAGGTCTCCCAAAAGAACTGAGGGACAAATACGCTGAGTGGGAGCTTAGTGGACAGCTTCATGTTCATGAGTTGGACTACAATGACCAATCCTATATCTTTGAAGAGTTAAGGCAGTTCATGAGTGAGAATAGAATCTTACCAGTTGCAGTTGGATATGACCGCTGGAATGCAAAAGAGCTTATCCGATTAATTAATGACTACTACGGAGATATATGTCACGACATTCCACAAACTGTCAAGAGCTTATCCAATCCTTTAAAAGTGTATAAAGAAAAAGCTAAGATGGGGAAAATCATATTTGACGATCCTGTGGCAACTTGGAACCACGCAAATGTTCGTGTCAAGATAGATGCGAATAACAATGTATTTCCAAATAAAGAAAAGGCAAAAGAAAAGATTGACGTATTTGCTAGTCAGTTAGATGCTTTTATTTGCTACGAAAATTTCAAGGAAGACTTGAGTTATTACTTTGATTGAGGTGAAGAATGAACAAATATATAAATAATCTAAGAGAGGTTTTTGCTAGGATTTTCAGACCAAGCAATAGAAAATCCACTAGGACCTATTTACAAAGAAATTTGAATTATTGGAGAAGAAATTCGATTTACTTAGACAATATCTACAATAAGATTTCAACAGATACTGCACAAGTTCGATTTAAGCATGTGAGAATCACTCGAAATCCGACGGGAGTTGATAAGATGGAGTGGTTTGAAAATAGTGATCTTGCAAATGTTTTATCTTTCTCTCCAAATCCTCTTGAAGTACCAGTTGTATTTTGGGCAAATGTAACAAGAGCTATGCTGAAAGATGGTGTTGCAGTCGTTGTTCCACGTTGGGAAAATGGTCGACTGATTGAAATTTGGCTTGCAAAGAAAACAATATCATGGACTGCAGAGAGAGTTGAAATCATGATTGATGATGTAGAGATTGAGTTGCCCCTTAGTGATGTATGGGTTTTTGAGAATCCTAAATTAAACGTGACAAGTCAATTAAACCAAATCACAGAATTAATTGATATCAACCTTGATGCGTTAACTGAGAAGTTAGGCAGAGGGAATTCAAAGTTGAGAGGATTCTTAAAATTACCAACTAAAGCAGCAGATGAACATTTGAAGAAACAAGCTAAGAGTCGAGTTGATAGCATGATGGAACTTGCTGCAAATGGTGGCATTGCCTATCTCGAGCAAGGTGAAGAGTTTATGGAATTAAACAAAGATTACTCAACCGCTTCTAAAGAAGAAATGGAGTTTCTGAAATCTCAACTTTATCATGCTCATGGGATTAATGAAAAATTGTTTACTTGTGACTACACAGAAGAACAATATAGAGCTTACTATTCTAGCGTTATGAAATTATATCAACGTGTATTCTCTGAAGAAATTAATAGAAAATATTTCACGAAGACGGCAAGGACACAAGGAAACAAGCTCTTGGTCTTCTTTGATATGGCTGACATGATTTCATTCAAGGATCTAGTAGAAGGTGGATTTAAATCTAAATACGCAGGTTTGATGAATTCAAATGAATTCCGTGAAACCTATCTAGGACTTCCAGGATATGAAGGTGGAGAGGTGTTCGAAACTAATCTAAATGCAGTTCGTATCGAGCCGAGTGAAAGTAATTAAAAATAGGGTGGGCGGTTGGCAGAAATTTTAAGAAAGGAGGTAGGCTATGGAAAAGTTAAAAACCTTTGTAGTAAAGTCAGTTGAGGAAGAGTCAGCTGACTTTCATTTTGAGGCTTATGCCTCCACTTATGGCAATACAGACAGAGACGGTGATGTGATGGCCAAGGGGTGTTTTGATAACACTCTGAAAACCAAAACGGTCGTACCTATGTGCTTAAACCATGATCGCAATCGTGTAATCGGTAAGCATGAGCTGTCGGTAGACGAAAAAGGTCTGCGAACACGGTCAACATTCAATCTAAGTGATCCAGAAGCCAAGAAAACCTATGACCTCATGAAGATGGGGGCACTGGATAGCCTGAGCATTGGATTTTTTATTAATGATTATGAGCCAGTTGACGCTAAGCAACCTTACGGTGGATGGATTTTTAAAGAAGTTGAAATCTTTGAAATATCTGTCGTGACCGTGCCAGCCAATCCTCAAGCAACCGTTGATAATATTAAGGGATTTGATATATCTGTGGTTGACAAGCGAATCGCTCAGGCGAACATGAAGCAAGACATCATGAGTAAACTTGCAACAATTTAAAAAGGAGAAAAAAATGAAAACACTAGTCGAATTGATGGAAGAACGACAAAAACAATCAGATGAGTTATCTGCGATCAAATTAAAAAAAGCTTCAATCGAAGAGAAATTGAAGTCAGCAACTATTGGAGAAGAAGAACTTGCACAGTTGAAATCTGATGCAGAAGAATTGGTATCCAAAGCAGAGGAGCTCAAGAATACAATTTCTAACTTAGATGTTGAAATTGAAGAAAAAGAAAACAATCTTAGTAAAGCTGCTAAGTCTATTAAGGAAGTACAGAAAGGCAAGACACAAATGGAATACTTAAAAACAAAAGAAGCTGCACTTGATTTCGCTCGAATCCTCATGGATAACGAAGGAAGCTCAAACAGTGCACGTAAAGCGTGGGAAGAAAATCTGGTTGAAAAAGGTGTGACTGATGTTAACAAAATCTTACCTGAACCAGTATTGATTGCTATCCAAAATGCATTTAATGATTACGACGGCATCCTAAACCATGTAACCAAAGATCCTCGTTATGCAGTACGTGTTGCGCTTCAAACGCAACAAGCAAAAGCTAAAGGTCATCAGAATGGCAAAACAAAGAAAGATGAATCTTTTACATTTATCGATTATACAATCAACTCTGCAGCTGTCTACATCAAGTACAGTTTTGAGTATGCTGACTTGAAGAAGGATACAACAGGTGCTTACTTCAACTATGTGATGAACGAATTAGCACAAGGATTTATCCGTGCAGTTGAACGTGCTGTTGTTATCGGCGATGGTAAGAATAGTGATGATGATGACAAAATCACTGAAATTAAATCTATTGCAGAAGAAACACTTGATCAACTATTTGATACACAAGAAATCAGTGTTGACGGGGAATTTGACAGTACTGTTTTAGAAAACCTCGTCAAAGGGATTGATAAACTTGCTGCAAATACAACTCCAATTTTGGTAACTTCAAAAACCATTGCTCGTAAACTTAAAATGGTTAAGGATGGCGAAAAACGCTACATCGATCCACAACCATTCGCACCAATTTCACAAACAGGAAATGTCATTGCTGGTTACCAAGTATATGTCTATGACTGGATGGAAGGTGCAACTAACCCAATTATCGCATTTGCTGACAAGGCTTATAAGATGATTGGTGATGATGTCTCTGCTGACCGCTTTGAAGATTATGATGTAACGATGAATCGCCGTCATATCGAACTTGCTAGCGTGCTTGGTGGCCGACTTGGTCAGTACAAATCAGCTGTGAAATTCACAAAAGGTTGATTTTAAATAGAAAGGGGAGTCTAAAATGACAATCCTTAACCAAATTAAAGAAATGGTTGAAGTTGATGTCGAAGAAGAGATCTTCGACACTCAACTTTTAAGCTACATAAATAGTGGGATTTCATATCTAACGAGAAACAACATTCCTATCACTCGCATCGATAAAGATAGCGAATTGACAGAATGGAATAAGATTGAAGAGGATGATAAAGAAACAATTTTAGATTGGTTACATTTGAGATGTGTTCAGAGATTTGATAAATCCTTGATGACAGGAAACTCAACAACAATGAGCTGGATTGATGAAGAATTGACAAATATTCTCTATCAATTGAAAGCTATTTATGGAGTTAAATCATGAAATCATCTAGAACATCAATCATCCTTTGTTACGATGAGCGTACAGAGGTCGAAAAAGGTGTTTTTGAAAAACAAGTTGTAGAAAAGAAAGTCAAAGCTGAAAAAGAGAAGATCTACCAACGTAGACTTGATAAAGCTTTGGCAGATGGTCAAGTTTTGACAGCAAGATTTCGGATACGTTCTAACTATGTGACAGATTCCTTAGACTACGTGAAGTACAAAGGGAAAGAATACAAGGTAAATGTTGGAACTGAATCCGAAGATGGCCACTACACGATAATTGAATTAGGAGAATTGAAATAATGGCTAAGAAGTTCTTCACTAGGCAAGCAATTCAAGAAATCCTAGAAAAAAACACTTTAAAATCAAAAGTGTTCTATATGGAACGTGAGGAAAAGTCCTCTCCTGACAACGTTATTCTTTACTATCGTTTAACTCCGGGTAGTAGTATTACTGCTGATGACACAGTACACATGAGAAAAGTGACTATTCAAATCAGTCACTATCACAAGAAGAAACTAGACAGCATTGAGGAATTGATGTTGTCTAATTTTATGTGTGAACCTAGTCAGTTGAATCTAAAACAGCCTGATACAGATTACTTACTTACAACTTACAGAATCGAGGTATTCACAAGTGGGAAGTGGTAGCGTTAATGTGAAAACATTAAAAATCGATATCCAGAATCAAGTTTTAGAAATCATAGAAAAAGCAGGAAAAAGCACTGCTGGAGACATTAGAGACGGAAGTCCTAGAAGAAACGGAGTATATGAAAAAGGATGGACTCACGAGACCATTGAAGATATCGCTGTAGTATATAACAATGGGAAAGAGAAGTCGCTTGCTCACTTGTTAGAAAATGGCCACGCAACAAAAAATGGTGGATTTGTAGCACCTCAAGAACACATCAGACCAGCTTATCTCAAAAATAAAGAAATCTTTCTCAATAATATGAAATCAATAAAAATCAGACCAAATTAAGGAAGGAGTCACAATGACTTATAAATATGACACACGAGAGGTTACTCATGGTAATGCCATGGGATTCTTTGCTAAGATTTCAAAAACAGAATCTGGCGCACTCGATCTAAAAACACCATATCCATTTACAGGATTGCGAAAAACATCTTTTGAAACTTCACAAGAATCAAATGCATACTACGCAGATAACGTGGAGCACGTCCGTCTTCAAGGTAAGAAATCGACTGAGGGATCAATCACGACTTATCAAATTCCTAAACAATTTATGATTGATCACTTGGGTAAAAAGCTGACAACTTCAACTCCTCCAGCGCTCATTGATACTGGTGTGAATGCGAATTTCATTTGGGGGTATGCTGAAACGGTTACAGATGAGTTTGGTTCTGAGGTTGAAGAGTTCCACATCTGGACTAATGTGAAAGCATCGGCTCCAAAAGGCAGCACTACAACAGATGAAAGCTCTGCTACACCAAAAGAAATCGAAATTCCATGTACTGCATCACCTAACAATTTTATTTTAGATTCAGATAAAAAACCTGTTTCAGAAATTGTATGGCGTGATACAGACAAGGGTGTTGTTCGTGCTAAATTTGATAAATTATTCACTTCAAGTAACCCAACGAAATTGATTGATTTTATCAATGAAGCTTTAGGAACAACAGCAATCGTGCCAGGAGGCTAATATGATTAAAAAAGAGCTATCATTTATTACCTTTGATAGCTACGGGGAAGAAGTAGAGCGTACCGAAACGGTGCGCTTTCTTTATTCTCTGCCTGCTATCAAAATGTATGAACAACGGACTGGAAGAAACTTTTTTGACGACAATCAAAAAGCAATTAGCGTGTATACGCAACTTGCTTCTAAAACTGGAATCAAAACTGAATTATCAGACCTTTCTGATGATGAGAAGATTCAACTATTACCGTTGTTAATGGACCCTGATTTTATGAATTTCTTGACAGATGTGATTCCTTGTTTATACGGAGAAGTCGAAAACGGACGATTAGTCCAGAATGAATTGACTGCAGAAACAGCTTCTCTTGCTCCGTGGTTTGGCGATTTGCTAGACATCACCTTCTTCTCTGACTTATTCTACGAATTTAATCGTAGCCGAGCGAAAGTACCTCAAGATAGAAAAAAGCCTCAACAGAAGTCATAACTTCTGAAAAAATTTATAAGGTTGTTTTTGAAAATAGGATGGATGTTTTTTGGGCAGAAAGTCAACATTTTAATTATTTGATGGGGACATTACATCAAATGAGTGTCAATGAAAATGAGAAGAAAACATTATCAAACGCAGAATTACTAAATGTAATGTCTGACTAAAAATGAAAGGAGGTAATCAATGGCAGAGACATTTGAAGGGTTATATGTAAAATTTGGAGCTAATACAGTTGAATTTGAAAAATCTGTAAAAGGGATCAACAGCGCTCTTGCAAGTTTGAAAAAGGATTTCACAAATATCAACAAACAATTGAAAATGGATCCAGACAACGTTGAACTATTAACTAGAAAATTAACAAACTTACAAGAACAAGCCCGTGTTGGTGCTCTCAAAATACTTGAGCTCAAAAAACAACAAAAAGCCCTTGGAGAATCAGAAGTTGGTTCAGCACAGTGGAACAAACTACAGATTGAGATTGCCAAAGTAGAATCTCAAATGAAAGTTGTTGATAGAGCTATGGAATCAACAAAGAAAAGAATAGAAGATGTCGGAAATCCAAAGTCTATTTTAAATCTCAATAAAGAAATCAACAATGTCGCAAAAGAACTTGACATCGTCAACCAGAAGCTAGAATTAGATCCTAAAAATGTAGAGTTGTCCGAACAAAAAATGAAGTTATTAAGTAAACAATCTTCATTAGCTAAGGACAAGGTCCAGGAGTTGAAACGGAAACAAGCGGAATTAGGAAAGGAAAAAATAGGCACAGAAGAATGGCGACAACTTCAAAATGAAATTGGGCAAGCAGAAGTTGAAGTTTTAAAGATAGATAAAGCAATGGATAATCTAGGGGGTTCTAGCCGTTCAGCAACAGGAAGCATTAAGGAAGCTACAGGATACCTAAAAGCTGACGTAATGATGAACGTTGCTGAAAAGGCAGGACAACTAGGTCAAAAAATGGTTGATGCTGGTAAAAAAACAGTAGATGCATGGTCTGAGATTGACGAAGCAATGGATACTGTTACAACAAAAACTGGACTGACTGGGGAGGCCTTGTTAGGACTACAGGAAATTGCAAAAGGAATTGCCACATCGTTACCAGCGACTACATTTCAAGAATCTGCTGATGCAGTTGGTGAGCTCAATACACAATTTGGGCTTACTGGTGATACTTTGAAAGTTGCAGCAGAGTATTTACTGAAGTATTCAAAAATAACTGGAGAAGACATTTCAAATTCTGCAATAAATGCCAAGAAAGCAATCGATGCCTATGGATTATCCAATGAGGATTTAGCAAGAGTATTGGACTCAGTTACTAAAGTAGGCCAGGACACAGGTCAATCTTATGATTCAATCTTCCAAAAAGCTATAGATGGAGCTCCACAGATTAAGATGCTGGGATTATCTTTTGAAGAGGGAGCAACATTAATTGGTCGATTTGAAAAAAGCGGAATTGACTCTTCTGCTGCTTTATCTTCTCTTTCAAAAGCCGCAGTAAACTATGCCAAAGATGGGAAGTCCTTGACGGACGGATTGAACGAAACTGTTAATGCAATACAGAATTCAACTAGTGAAACAAAAGCTTTGAGTATTGCTTCGGAAGTTTTTGGGAGCAAGGCTGCACCACGTATGGTAGATGCAATACAACGAGGGGCCTTTAGTTTTAGTGATTTAGCTGAAGCAGCCAAATCCTCATCAGGGACTGTCTCGACAACATTTGATGAGACGGTAGATCCGATTGATAAACTAACAACATATTCCAACAAAGCGAAAGAAGGACTTGCCGAGGTAGGCGGTAAACTGCTAGAAACACTTATTCCAGCATTAGAACCACTTATTGACTTACTTGATAAGGCTATTGAGTGGTTTACCAATTTGAACGAAAGCGATCAACAAACAATCGTTATTCTTGGACTTGTTACAGCGGCCGTTATGACTTTACTTGGGGCTCTCGCTCCAATTGTTATTGCGATTGGGGCCATAGGAGCTCCAATTGGGATTGTCATCGCAGCAATAGTTGCAGCTATTGCCGTCATAACTCTGATCATACAGGCAATTATGAATTGGGGAGAGATATCCGAATGGCTTCAAAATTTATGGGATGGATTTGCAAACTGGATTTCAGAGTTATGGTCACAGATATCGACTACTGCAATAAGAGCATGGGAGGCGTTAGTTACGTGGCTTTCAAATCTATGGACGAACATTACCGAGGTAGGAAAAACATTATGGACTGTCTTTGTGGCTGGGTTAACTGGAATTTTTCAAAATCTAGTTACAGGAGCACAGGCATTGTGGCAGAACTTCACTTCTTTTCTTTCAAATTTATGGACAAACTTGACAACTATGGGTTCAAATTTGTTCAGAGATTTAGGAAGTTCAATTTCTAATGTTTTCAATGGGATCTTATCTACTGCTAGCAATATTTGGAACTCTATCAAATCAACTATTTCAAATGCTATTGATGGTGCTAAAAATGCAGTATCTAGCGCTATCCAAGCTATTAAAAATCTATTTAATTTCAATATCAGTTGGCCACATATTCCACTACCTCACTTTTCAGTGAGTGGTTCAGCCAATCCTTTGGACTGGTTAAGTCAGGGCGTTCCAAGTATCGCTATTGAGTGGTATGCGAAGGGTGGTATCATGACCAAGCCAACTTTATTTGGAATGAATGGAAATAGAGCAATGGTTGGTGGAGAAGCTGGTGCAGAAGCAATCCTTCCACTCAATAAGTCAACTCTTGGTGCAATTGGACAAAGTATTGCTAATACGATGAATACATCGAATAGCATCAATGTAAACTTCTCAGGGGTGACCATCCGAGAAGAAGCGGATTTGAATAGACTAGCTGATGCAGTTGGAACACGTATTGCTGAAGAACTACAAAGAAAAACTAATTTGAGAGGAGGTTTCGCATGACAAAAATTAATGAGTTAACAATCGACGGAGTGAAAACTTCATCATTTAAATGTGAGATTCTGGTTGAAACACGACCACAAGTCATCGTATCCTCCTCAAAAACTAGTCTTTTAGAACATGATGGAATCAGTGGTGCAATTGTTCAATCAAATAGGCATCGTGGATTGATTGAAAAAAGCTACCATATCAGCTTAATTAACCCAACAGATGAAGAGTTATACCGTTTTTCTTCTCTGTTAAATCGTGAAAAATTTTGGTTGGAAAATGAACAAGAGCCAATCGTGAAATATTGGTGCTATAAAGTGGATGATTTCAAAATTATTAAAGATGATTTTGGTGCATGGACGGTAGATGTGAAATTCACTTGTCACCCTACCAAATACTTCAAAAACACTGATACACAGAGATTGACAAGAAGTGGGACTTTGACCGTTCAAGGTTCTGCTCTTGCCTTCCCTAAAATCACAATCGTCGGCCAGAGCGCTGTTGAGACTTCGTTTACAATCGCTGGTCAGGTCATTAGGCTTGAAAGGCTTGCTGAGTCGCTTGTGATGGTCAACAATCCAGACAATCCAAGCTTTAAGACCACAACAGGAAAGCCAGTTAAGTGGTCAGGGGATTTTATCACAGTTGATCCAGCGAAATTGAAGAATGTTGGGGTTGTTCTAGGTCCAGGTATTCAATCGCTTGAGATAGAAACGGTCTGGGGGTGGGCATAATTGCTTTATTTACTTGATAAAAATGTGAGAACCGTTCGTTGGAATGGAGAACCACTACACGAAGCAACATCTGCGATTGTCAAAGAATCAATGAATGGCGACTTCATTCTTACTGTAAAATATCCAATTTCTGACACAGAAATTTACAAACGAATCAAAGAGGATATGCTGATAAAATGTCCTACACCCGTCTTAGGACCTCAGTTGTTCCGTATCAAGAAACCCGTTGAGAATAATGACCAACTCGAAATCACTGCATACCACATCACAGATGACATCATGCAGCGTTCTGTGAAGCCTGTTCAGATTGCTAATCAAACTTGCTCAATCGCGCTTTCTCAGATGGTTCAAAATGCCAAAACCGATTTAGGAGATTTCTCATTTACAAGTGATATTCAAGACCGCAGAACATTCAACATGACAGAAACAGAGAATATCTATTCTGTACTGTTGGATGGTAAGCATAGCATCATTGGAACCTGGGAAGGCGAGCTAGTACGAGATAACTTCTCACTAACTATTAAAAAGAACCGTGGTGAGAATCGTGGTGTTGTAATAACTACACATAAGAATCTGAAATCTTATCAACGCTCTAAAAACTCACAGAACGTCATTACCAGAATTCATGCTCGGTCTACATTCAAACTTGAAGGCTCTGAACATGAAACAACAATCAAGGTGACAGTAGATAGTCCGCTTATCAACTCTTATCCCTATATCAACGAGAAAGAGTATGAGAATAACAATCTAAAAACAGTCGAGGATTTGGAAAAGTGGGCACAGGCTAAATTCACAAATGAAGGCATCGACAAGGTCTCTGACTCAATCAAGCTTGAAGCTTATGAATTAGATGGGCAAGTCGTCCATTTAGGAGACACAGTCAATCTCAAGAGCTTAAAGCATAATGCTGATATTTTCAAAAAGGCTATTGCTTACGAGTATGATGGATTAAAAGAAGAGTACATCTCTCTAGAATTTGATGACAAGCCTGGTTTTGGAGGTTCAGGATTATCTAATGGCCTTTCAAATGTAGCAAATACGATCCTTGGAGCGACTTATTCAGCTCAAGAAATTGCGCTTGAAAGAGCTGCTAAAAATGCTGATTTAGCTTTCGAAGAACAATCAAACCAACTGAAAAAGGTAGTCGAAGACGGTATCGAACTAATCAAAGCCAAAACCGAAGAAGACAAGAAAAAACTTTCTGACGAAATCAACAGACGGTTCCAAGAATTCAACCCATCAGGTTTTGAAGAAGCTAAAGCTAAAGCAGAGGAAGCCTTGAAAAAGGCCGGGGCGAGTTCTGACTTAGCAGTTAAAGCCAAAATGCTCAGCGATCAAATTTTAGGCGACGTGAACACGTTTAAGAGTGATTATCAAGCTGACTTGAACGGTATCAACTTAAGAATCACTCAAACGACAGCGAACAACGGTCAGATGTTCAGCGCGTTTACAAGCAATATCAACGGGCGCATGGCTGAAATGGCAAGCAAGGTTGAAGGCAAGGTTAACCAAGCAGACTTCCAACGTGTCAAAGAAACGACTCAACTCTATGAGCGAATTTTAGGTGGTGCTGAAAGCGACGTATCAAGAAACGTTTCTCGAATGGTTATGAGCAATCAAATCTTTCAGACTGAAGTCGGAAAGTACGTTACAGATGATAACAACTTGATTGTCAATTCAATGACAATGGATAAGCATACACTTGTCAACGCTAATAGAAACGGTGTGAACGTATCAGTAAATGAGGGTGTTTTTACAGTAAAAGCCAACAGATTGACTGGTTATAACTTCAGCGGATTCACGTTACCGATTTATATTAAAAAAATTTATCGTGGCGAAACTTACACGCTCGGATTTAAGTATCGCATTCGTGAGAAAGTTGATACAAACTTCACTTTCGTAATTAAAAATCATAAATTAAATAAAGCCTTACTATCGGCAGACATAGCAAAACCACAAGACGAGGCTGGTGTGGAGTGGTGGGAATTTCAAAAGACTTTCACGGTTCAAGAGGATTTCGCTTTTGGAGAAGATACAAACTATCCATTTTACATTTACATAGCCAAAAATGGTTGGATTGAGTTCAAAGAGCCTATACTGGTTCGTGGTTCAAAGACTGGACCATATAAGCCAAGTCAATTCGATGATGCCTATAAGTCAGTCGAAGCTACACGAACACAAGTCACGCAGCTTGCTGGATCATACGCAATCAAGAACTTGAATAGCGCTGGTGACTTAATCAACGGTATCAATTTTGCTGCTAACGGGAACAACCGTATCATTGGTCGAGCTACTCATATCTCAGGAGAAACGCTGATCGATAATGCGGTTATCAAGTCGGCTATGATTGACAAATTGAAGACTGCTAACTTCGAATCTGGATCAGTGACTACCAACATTTTAGCAGCAGAAGCAGTTACAGCCGAGAAGGTTAAATTTGATACTGCATTCATCCAACAATTGGTATCACAACAAGCATTTATTAATGAGTTGTTTGCTAAACAAGCGACCATTACTAAGATACAGTCAATCGATTTTACAGGAAATCATATCAAAGGTGGTCGAATTTCCTCGCTAAACGGAAAAACTACATTTGACTTGCAGAGCGGTTGGATCGATATGAACACGGAAGCCGTCGGAATCAGAAATAGGTTTAACGGTAAGCCTTTGCAATTTCTTATTTTTGGACAAGGGGCAATTAACGGTGTTCCTAGTGCATATACACAATTAATGAGCAACCGTAACGGAGTAACGGGTGTCGAGCACACTTCGGCTGGTATCCAGATTTGGAACGGGAAACAAGGAGATAATATACAGACCGCTATCACTTTTTACGGGAAGAGTATGGATTTTATGCCAAGTTCTCAAGGTGGTGGGATTATCATGAACACCGAAAATCGTACTATCAGTAATTTGGATAATATTTATTTCCGTGGAACTTCTTTAGTAACTATTCTAGATTTGATCGATAAGAATTTCAAAGGTATTGAAGATCACTTTAAATACAATAATCTTGGGGCTCCAGGATATTACAGAACCAAAGTATAGAAAGGAAATCAATGAATCAAGCCGATAAAGTTATTAACGAAATAGCAGTTCAATTCGCAAATTCAACAGTCGAACGTGCGAATTACAAGGTGCTATACGAAGAATCTCAAAATCAATTCAAAGAAGCACAAGAACAGCTTCTGAAAGTAAATAAAGTCTTACAATCAGATGAAAAATTAAAAGAATTGTTTGACGAAATCGCAGAAAAATTAGAAAAGGAATAGTATATGGCATTTAAAATCATCAACAAATATTTGCAAGAAGGCGATCGCACATTCGTTGCAATTCGTCAAGAAGCACCATACACAGCATTTGACCGTGTGTTGATTGGCAACCGTGTGAATGAATCAGACGAGGTTCTTATTGAGGCTGTTCTTGGTCAGGTCGCTACTGAGCTAAATCCTGCTGATGGTGTGAAGAAGCTGCAAGAAGATTTGCACACACAAGCGCAACAATACGAAGAAAAACTTGAACAGAAAGATGCTAAAATTGCGGAAGTCAAAGCAGTAGCTGACTGGGCAGTATTAGCTCGTGTAACAGATGTAGATAATCCACTAGATCCAACAGTCTTCAAACGTGGTCTTGAATTGATAGACCTTGGCCAAACTGGCAAAACTTATAAGCCACAAGAAATCTTCACGCTTGTGGACCCTGGGCATGTTGAGAAGTTCCAGGAAGGACAAAGAGTCATGGTTCAAGTGAATGAAGCGTTCACTTATCAAGGACAAACACTTGAAGAACTTGCAAGCCTTGAGCAAAACGGAAAATTAGGCATCTGGAAGTGGACAGAACCGAAGAAAGAAGAACCGTCTAGCGATCTAGATACTCAACCCGTTCAATAAATCACTATTTCAGAAAAGGGGTGGTTTAATTGGAATTTTTAACTTTACTTGACAAACTCACGCCCGTTTTAATTGTGATTATTCCAAGTTATTTCTCGTTCAAAAGTACGCAAAACACAAAAGAAACTGAAAAACAAATCAATGTTTTGACCGATAAAATAGGCGACCTTGAAAAGTCAGTTAGTGAAGTTACTGAAATCGGGAAAGAAAATCGGGATAATCTTTCACTTATCGGAAAAGGCTTGCAACGGTTACAACGTTTTCGATTGCAAGAAAATTTAAAAAAAGCAATCAAACGTGGGCGGACAAGTCAGCATGAAATCGAAGAACTTTCACGACTTTACGAAAGCTACGTTGAGTTGGGCGGAAATGGTGCTATCAAAATACTGTTTGAGAAATTTCTCAAACTAGAAATCACAGAGGAAAATTAAAATGCAACAAATTAACGAAATCATCATCAATGCATCTATTAGTATTCTTGTCATTTTGATTGGAATTGCAGTCAAATCTATCAAAGAATATTTGATTAAAAAAGGCGGTGAGCAAACCGTCAAGATTGTTGAAATCTTGGCAAAAAATGCGGTCAACGCAGTTGAGCAAGTATCAGCTGAAACTGGCTACAAAGGTGAAGAAAAGCTAGAACAAGCACGAGCTAAAATCCGGGCAGAACTAAGCAAGTACAACATTAACATGACTGATAATGATTTAAACACTTTTGTTGAGTCATCGGTGAAGCAAATGAACGATGCGTGGACTGAAAAATAATTCAAGAGAACCTTTTTAGGTTCTCTTTTTACTATTTTCAAGAAAGGAGCGACATTTGAAAAAAGTCATCATCGTAAGTTTAATCACATATCTAACAAGCGAGCCGTGGCCTAACCGCTTGCCATAAATTGAACAAATTATTTATCGAAAAAACGAAAAAAAGGAACAAAAGAAAATGAAAAAAAACGACTTATTTATCGACGTATCTAGCCATAATGGATACGATATTACAGGTATTTTGACTGACATGGGTA